CGCTTCGCATAATCCATACGGCGGGCACGGGTGTAGAAACGCTTCTCTTCAATAGACTCAAAAGACTTCTGAGTGCCCTCTACCCGCTCAACAATATCTTTCGCCCACGTATATCCGGCATCGCCGCCCCACAGTGCCCAAGCGATCCGACCATTAGATGGGAAACCCTTCTCGCCGGGACGATAGCCCTCAGCCTTTGAATCACTCTGATGACGATCAAAATACGCCTTCACTCTCTTGACCGTGCGATAAGGAAGATTCTTACCATTCGCAATATCACGAGCACGAGCAATGCCGACCATCGTTCCACCACGGCCAGTCTCACGACGCCACTTCAAACCCTTCTTGGCTTCTTCAACCATACCAGCAGTAGGTTTAAACGAATCGCTAGCAGCAGCCTTACCTGAAACCAGCCCGCCTCCGGGCAAAGTTTCAATACCACGAGGGCCACGCTCACGCAGATTCTCCCAAACACGACGATCAACGACCACACGGCGTGCCGGTCGCTGTGCCCTCAAAATACGAGAACGACCAGCGCCAGCATTGCCGTGAGCCGCATTATGTTCTTCAGGTGTAGAACATGGTGCCCAAACACCCTGACGGATTTGGTGAGCACCAGTACAACCTAGGCGAACAGCCGCCATTTCGGCTTCATCACGAGTCTTGAAAACGCCCTTGGTTTTAGCAGCCTTAAGGGACATCATGTCTTCAATTGCTTTACGCCGTGTCTGGGTTTTCTTCCATTCACGGAAAGCAGGGTTACCTAACTCAATGAGTTTCATCAAGTCACGTGGAGACTCGCAAGGACCCCAAGCATCGTCACCAACTCGGTGCGAACCAGAACAGCCCAAAATGCGTGACAGTTCTTCCGCTAGTTTCTTTGTTGGTACCGTCTGCCCAACTAAGGGGTCCTTAGCCATTTTATTACTCCATGTTAGTAAGCATAAATAGAATTAGAATTCTTCACATAACTATTATATGCGCCTGTGTAGATTGCGTAAGTCTCCTTCACGGAATCATCGAAGAATCCCGACCGGTGAAGATGACTCTTAAAGTCTGGGTATGTAATCGAAGAAAGTAGATACTTTCCGATAACTTCCCACTCCGCCTTGCTAACCACAATGCGGAACTCGTAGTCTCGTTCCGGAGTGACAATGATTTCGTGAGAAACCTCTGCCGCCTCCATCAAATTTTCAAGATACTGGCGATGACGGGTGCGAACAACCATCTCATTTCCAGAATAGTCTTCGACAACCGAATAAGCGCCATGCTTTGTGTACATCCACATAGTTTTCTCCTTTCGTGTGAATCTTACAATTATAGCACGGCTCCTACTTGTCTGTCAACTTAACCCACTTCAAGTCTTTGAACAACTTAGCATCATCGACAAATTGGCGGATATATTTAGGACTTGCATCTCCACGAGAAACAATCTCCCATTGCTCAGCAGGAGGTCGCTTCCCGAAGTCGGCCCTAAACTGTTTATGGTCTCTTGAAGCAAAAGAATCAGGCTTCAAGAATACTTTCAACGTTTCATTTTTCGGGTCCCAAGCCCAAACACGCTCAGCCGCTAAAGGACTGAACCCCAACTTGCTTCTATCGGCAGGGCGTGCCCGCTCCAGAGCCATAGCCCGCACAGGAGTTATCGGAAGATCGAAAGCAAAAATCATTATGAATCATCTCCAATATAAGCAGACTTCACAGCGGCAAGTTCATCTGAAGACAAAGGAGATATAACAAGTCTAGTAAAAGGGTCTCCAGCAGGAGTTAACCCACCCTCTTCAACAGTAAAACTGATATCTTCTCCGTCAACTTCTGGTTCTAGTGTGATTGAGTCTGTTGAAAACTTTACATCATATTCTTCGTTGGTATTAGTTCTAACTCTAAGCGAGCGTGGATTGGAAGTTGAGGTAATCGTAAGACCATTGACAACCATCGCCTCCTCACCGCTAATCTTTATGCGGCCCTCAATATCTTGAGGAAACTCAATACTTCCAAAAGGATTAACTTTTTTGTCCAACAAGAAGAAATGCGCTTTAGTGAACGGCACAAAACGTAAATAGCCCTCTTCGTTTTCTCCTTCGTCTGTAAACCATTTCGGAAGTTTTTCTAAATCTAACATCTGCACCCTGCCTTTCTTCTTTACATTATATCCGGATCAAAGGTGCTAGTGCTAGTTGTAGACGGAGTATTGTCTGATACGTTAATGTCTGCGGTCTTGAATGTTTCTAGTTTTCCAGTGATCTTTGCACTCGGAAGTTGTGCCCGCTTAACAACTGGACCTAACTTCATGACAGGACCGTTCGGACCTTGCTCCCAAACCACGAAACGATATCCCGACCCACTCTTCACAATAATGTTTCTGCTATTCAAAACGCTCAAATCAATATTGCTGTCACGGATGTCGCTTTCAAGCGATTCAAGACTTGTTGACGATACATCACCTAAGTTAACCATAGATTCAGTCCACGGAACCTGATGAGGAATGTACACCTCATTCGATGAAGTGGATGTTTGATTGCCATTAACATAATGTTGCCATGGACCACCAGTAGAACTCCACTTCTTAGGTGTCGAACTATGAGGGTTACCCCACACGTCAAAGTCGGCCCACTGGGCATCTAATTTACCGACCATATCATCGCTAAATAAAATTACACCAGAAGAACCATCAGCGCCGCTAGTAGCGTGGTCTGCCATACGTAGATACATACCTTCACCTGAACCGGTAGCGGCGTCGGTATCTCCAGACATACCTGATCTATTGGAAAACGCTATAGCACTCTGCGACTTTTCAGCCCTATCCAGAGAACCGGTATGTGATCCATCAATGAACAGTCGGCTAATCAACTTTTGTCGCTCGTCAGAGCCGCCAATACTGATGTTCTGGTTAGAGTAGAACCACGGTACTTTAGGAACATTACCAGTGTGCTTATCGGATTGCCCTAATTTTTCTGCCCGTAACTTTCCTAATTCTGTTGCCGCCCGCTTTGATGCTTCGGGAGTTAAAGTAACATGCGCCTTGCCTCCTGCCAGTGAATAAGAAATATCTTCGGGCTTAATACCGAAAGCAGATAAATTACTTAACGCCGTGCTAATTGTTTCAGGACTATCGTAGTCTGTACCATATCCACTATGATAAGTCGGTGAAGGATTCTTACCTGCATCCATCTTTGTGGCATGTCGCAAGAAGTCACGAGCCAACTGATCCCTGATTTGTGTTTCTGTAGGAGGCGAAGCGTCAACGCCAATTTTAGCAAAAATGCTTTCAATGCTAGCCTGCGTTGCAGTGCCGTCCTTTAGAGATTCCCTAGTATCCCCGCCAACAAATATACGGACACGACGGTTTAGCCCATGCTCTCCACCTTGTCCAGTGGCTACTTCAGGGTAAACCATCACCTTAACATCACCAAAATCCGCAACCCGTACAAGGCCATCGTCACTAGGAATAAATTCATTACCACTCCCCGGACCGTAAGAAGAGGAAAGGGTAGTTCTTCCAGCACTATCAAACTTAGTCTTTGAAATAGTCGTACCGTCTATAGATGAATCAACCTTCAAAGTAGGTGAGTTCGTTCCAGAAAAATGAAACACTGTTTCCTGTGCGTCTGAAATTTTATAAGATGGGATATCACTAGAGTCAATCTGCTCAATCAAATTCTGGTGTGCTTCAGGGGAAAGGTTTAAAGAGAACTCGGCATTCTTAACAAACTTCGCCTCTCCATCGTTCACGCCGCCCTCATTTACAAAATGTCCAGCAGTAAAGGAAACTTTCTGACCCTGAATTGCAGGACCGTCCAACGAAAACTCATTCACCACCGGCATTGGGCTATATCCGCCATCATCCTTGCTGTTTATCTGCGAAGGACTATTCATTGCCTTAACTACACCCTGCGACGAGGACTGTTGAATGTTGGTCACATCATTCGCTGAAATGGAAAGTTTAGAAGCCAGTGGGCCAACACCTTCAGCATAAGTATCAGGATCGGTTGGATTGCCATTAGGGTCAGCAATCTTACCAAACTTAGAAGATGATTCAGGCGGAGTGAACATCTTAATGGACGGCGACAGTTCTGACTCTAACTCATCGTCAGTCAAAGCATCATCAGCAAAATCCTTACCCAGTGCAGTCTTCCACGCCCCGTGGCGTTGTGCAACAAAGTCAGAAATCTCTAACAAGCGGCCAGCCTCTTCCTCAGTTAAATTGCCAGCATCAACCTGATCCCGGATTCGTTTCTGAGAAGCCTCCACATCGAATCCGCTCAATGCTTTCTGTGTTTCAGCAATAATGGCTTTACGATCTTCAGCGGGAAGGTTTTTGATACTTTCACCAAACTTAGAGCCAAAGAACTCTTCGCCAAACTTTTCGTCGTGGGGCATGAACGCTTTACCAGCATCAAAGGCAAAGACTGATTTCTTGCCGTTAGCATCCACCATGTTGAGCCTGTTAGCGCCGTGGTTATCTGGCTCACCAATTAGATATTGCTGAGCAAGCATGGCACCCATCTGCTTATGGTTAATTGTTGACCCGCCACCTTCGTTCATGTCTAACACGTTACCGACATGCTGAATAATCATAGGGCGGTTGGTGGTATCACCAAACTTGGTAACCTTCTGTCCATAAGGCCCTTCAGCATCACCGCTAACGAGGTAGTCGTTGCCAGCAAATGTCACCTCAGGAACAGGAAGCCCCAAGTCTTGTGCCACAATCGCTGCTGAAGATTCAGACAAGTGCTCTTTATCGTTGCGAGCAGGCTTCTTTAGAACATAAATATTTCCAGTCTCCTCATCACGGAACATCTTAGTCGGGAACCCGACCTGCCCATTGATACCCTGATCGCCAATAGGAATCTCAACATAGCGGCTAACTGATCCGTCGCTAATAGAATCAAACATTTCATCATTAACATCAAAATCTGTTAAAAGAAACTCTGGATCGTTGAGGGCATCTACAGTTCCAGCATCTGCTAGTAACTGTGCAGCAGCCTCTCGCTTAGCGTTGTCGTTCTCGTCAACGGTTGTGGCAACTTTCTTAAGGGGTAAATCTGTCTGCTTAGACTTTTGAACCATATCGTTATTAGGAACGAGAGATGCCTTATGCTTCGTTGGAGTCAATGTATCTTCAGGAATACCCCCAGAAGATTTTGTCGGGCTAGAACTTGCATCTAAGTTGTTAATAACTGAAGTCTGGAACTTCTCATTCTTTTCCCCAGTAACACCGCCACTAGTAATCCACGAATCTAAATCTTGAGCAATCTTCAAATCACGTGCTTTACCAACAGTATTCGTGGTGTCTTTGTCAATGAAACTAGCCACATCAGCAGGATCAGCAAAAACAAGATCGTCTGTCTCGTCGTTTCCATCAATATTGAACTTATCTGCACCATTGCTGACCTGAGCAATGAAGAAATAGTTCTTACTACCGCCCCCGCCACCATACGATCCATTTAAGGCACCAACAACATTAACATCCTCTGCCGACAAACCTGTTTCTTCAAACAACTCCCGCATAGCCGCATCATGTACAGTCTCACCATTGTCAATTCCGCCCTTGCTGAAAGTCCAACCATAACCGTCAAAGTTGTCCTTAGTGTGACGCACCATCACACGACCCGTATCACGGTCTACTACGAGGACCCCAACCCGAGTCTTAGGATCGTTGATATCGAAATCGGGATCGTCAAACAAAGTTGCTGGATTGGCTTTTCCAATCTGCTCAGCATTAAAAGGCTCATCATCATAAATGTTTTCTACATACTTGTAATTACTTGCCGTAGACTTTACACCCGTGACATTGCTAGCGCTCTCGTCAATGATACTGTCTGGCACATTCGTGGTATCATTGAGGTCAGGATTGTTTACAGCGTCCTCAACCTTACTCGCAGGATGGAACCCATCAGGATCAGGGTCACCCATTTCTAAATCTGCGTTATCAACTAGAGCATCTTGTTTATTCTTAGCGTCACGTTCTTCACGCTCCACGCCAAGCAACTCTCGTGCTTTCTTCATTGAGGCAGATGGAGGAGGCTCAAAAGGATCGTTCTTCTTCTTATCAAAAGATTCGATGTATCCGTCAAGTTCCTCGTCGGTCAAAGACTTTATAAAATTGTCAACCGGCTTGCCAAACTTATTGCGCTCTACAAAGAAGCCCTCTGTAGACAAGTCTTTGTTGGTCGGCGGCTGCTTAGAAACACCTCGCTGCTTAGCACGAGCACCCTGAATCATGTTGATCGCAGTAACACGATCTTGAAGAACCTTACTAGGAGGATCGCCAGCGGCCTCAAGCGCAGCAATCTCAGCGATATGAGCCTGCTTATAGTTCTCTAAATCTTCGTCAGAAAGACCCATCAAGAATTCATTAGTAGGCGTGGAACCACGTGCTTTTACGAAACCCTGCGAAGAGTAATCTACGCCGGGAGAAGGCAACTCATCGGCAGGAGTCTCAATATCTGCCGCACCCGCCGCATCGCCAGCATCGCCCGGAGGGTCTTCAGGAGGTTTGATCGAACTTACAATAGAATCACGGCGGTTCGGCGCAAGCCGACCCACGAAATCTTCGTAATCTCCATCAAACGACCCGTCATCTTGGGCACGCTTTAACTCGTTGAGTTCTAACCAGTCGTTATACCGCCGACGCTCAACACGAGCATTCCCGCTGTTCTTATTAACCTTCAAGTACTTACGAATATCTTTTTCAGAGAAATCGTTGATACCCTTACCCAAGCGGTTTGCCCAGAACCCCGACAAATCGTTAAACTCTGCCTGAACAGCATTATCTAACTTGCCCTTATCGTCATCAGACAAATCACGAAGTTCAGGAACGTCTACCTTCTTGCGACGACCGCCAATCGAAAGTTGACTAAAGTTATCAAGATTTTTAGGCTTACGTGCCTCATCAAACTTCTTAGGTGCGCTAGGCTTAGGAGCAGCAGACGCAGCCGGACGGCGCTCACGCCGATCACGGCGAGAAGTATCAGGATCAACAAAATCAGCCAACCTATCCATGATGTTAGCAATAGCATCAAGGATACGACGGCCAATACTACGATCTTTCTCATTCTTCGCAGGATTATCAGTCAGACGGCCAGCCTCCAAACCAGCAGCCTTCTCAACAGCCTTATACGCCTTCTGAATCTCAGGAATATCAGGATTCTGGAAATCCTGATCGTCCAACACATTCTTCAAATTATCCAACGCATCTGCCAACGGCTCACCACTAAGCAAATCACGATCTTCATCAGTCAACTGAGCAGCGTTGCGACGCTCGGCAATACTAGGGCCAATCTTCCCCGGACGCTTATCCTCAGTCTTATCCAAAACGTTAGCAAGTTTATCCATGACATCAGCAAGACCATTCAAAGCATTATCATACTTTTCCTTGATTGCTGCGCCAAGACGCTCACGCCGAGAACCCCGCTCCAGCCTACGCTGACGACGCTTCTCCATAGCGTCCTCAATACGGATACCCAAATCGACAAGACTATTCACGACAGTACGTGGAAGAGAATAGCCACAGTTACGTCCAAACTGGTCAGTAATGCGGCCACCATAACGAGTTCCCGGAGGACACCTGTAACGGTTCAAGCCCGGATCAAACAAAGCCCTAGAACGGCCACCAGCACGACGTGCGCCACCACCAATCCGCTTTACCTGAATGTTTTCACGGTTAGCCGCAAAGATAGCAGCCCGAACCTCAATCAACTCGTGATAGTTAGCGGTTCGATGTGTGAGAGAGGTAATCGTCTTGGTGGACAAGAAAAAAGGGTTTGAAGTCTTCCCCTCTGACATGATTTCGTAAACAGGTGCATCTTTTGCACGGCGAGGAGCAGACCGAGACAAGAATGTCTCGTACACCCAGCGAGGAACTGTAAGCGACTTGCCACCAGCAGTCTGAACACGAATCAACTCGTTCTTACTAGCACTAACTTCAAACTTGTTGTTTTTAAGTTCACCAAACTCAACAGTCAACCTACCGTCTGTCCCGTCCGCATAATTACGAATAGCAGCACTAGGATCAGGTAAGTCTGCGGCACGCCGCAAAGAAGTCGGGAACACACGACGCAAACTTTCAACCTCGGTAGGAGACAACTCTCCGCCAACTCTACTCACACGTACAGCACCAGACTCAGGAATATCAACATAGATATCACGAAGACCGGTAGAGAAAGCAGGAACAATATCCTTACCAATTTGACCGCTCTCATAACGATCAATCAGTGTACCATCAGCCAAGTCGTCAAACTCATCAAGTTTACCAAGAGCCTGCAATGAAACAACAGGTTCAAGGATCACGCCATCCCTACGGACAGCACGAACTGAAAAGTCTTGCTCGTCGGCTCGGGCAAGAACAGTGTTAATTGAAATCTGGCGGCGAGTTGGGCTACCCTTCTTAGGTGCTACAGGAATCTGCGCCGCACGAATAATATCATAAGGATTACGGTTGCTGCGAAGATCGCCAATCTCACGCACAAGCGAAGCATCCCTAGCCAAAGCAGCCAAAGCACGCTGAGCGCCAGAAGAAGGCGAACCTACACCTTTACCCGGAATACCCAAAATTTGTGCACCACAAGTACTGAACTGTGCGTTCGTAAAAGTGCCGCCCTTCTGGAAACCCGGAGGACAACGGAACTTGTTGCGTGCGCCTCTACCAGTACGGCCAGCACCACGAATCAAACGACGGCCACTCGGCAAACCACGACCACCACCCGGAGTTAAAGTTTCATAAATCTGAGAACGGATAGGACTGCGAATATCTGAAATGTCGCCCGGAAGAATAATTGTACCAGCAGCCTGAGCCGCCTGACCTGCACGGCTAGAACTACCAAAAACGCCAACACGTTTTTCGCTGACCTCGCCATTAACCGGAACCTTCGCAGTATACATGGCGAACATAGCCGCCTTCATGTCAACAGCGGATTGACGGCCAGCAATAGGCTGTACTAAAACACCACCGAAGTCTCTAGATTCACGAACGGCAATGCGTAAAGGTGAAACCTCAACAATTTCGTTATGTGAAAGCAACTGTGCTGACTTGGCACGACGAGCAGTGCTCCTAACACGCCGAACACTGCGACTACGACGCTTTCCACCTCGGCCACGACCACGCTTGCCCTTACCTTCGTTTGGCCACTTACCGGTAATTTCGTGGTGAAGCCAAGCACAAATACGCTGAGGCTTGCCACCAAACTGCGGCTTGTCCATCAAAATAACGACACAGCGTCTGAAGCCTCCCGGCTTCTTCATGATAGGACGCCAGTATTTTAAAAGTTCTTCAAGATTACCACGCCGAGGACCACGGCCACGAGTGAGACTAGTTAACTCGTCTGCGTTGGGGCCGATTTCTGGTCTTTTAATTTCAGTCAGCATCGACATCCCTACACCTCTCTAAAGGTCTAAACTCGTAAACTTCGTCGTCAATCTCTAAGTATTCTACTTCGTCCGTGTTGTACGTTGAGCCAAGAACCACGCTAGAACCGACGTTGAAAAGGGCTTCATTGGCAAGGCTAATTCTTTTCCCTACTTCTGAGGGTTTCATAGCAGCCTACCCTTCAATCAGGAGCCTTCACCCTCCATAAGAGTGCGAAACTCATCTAGTGCTGAAAGCAACTCAGCGTCATCTGACTTTTCACCATCCGCCTCAGGAGCAGGTGCTTCAGACTCATCCATGAATCCTTCAGGAATCATCTCTTCAAGACCAAGTTCTTTTGCACGCTTCACGATGTGTGCCTTTGCAGCGGCAACATCCTTAGCACGACCATGGGCTTGAATAGCGTTCTTAAGGTCAGCCTCATCCGCAATCGGGAATGAACCATCTTCCATCGCCTCACCTGACTCAGCCATAGACTCCCGCTGTTCACGAGAGTACATGCGCTTAATCTCAAGTTCAGCCTCAAGAGCCTTGATTTCGTCCTCTTCGCTCATGTCATACTCAAAGTCGTCAAGCATGTCATACTCGTCGTATCCAAGAACCTTACCTTCCACGGAAACGTAGAAGTCAAAACTCTTCTGGTCAGAATCAACTTCGACAACGTAAACATCTTCATCAGCGAAAATATCAACCATGATACCCATGACTTCGCCCTTAGCGTCAAGTTTCATGTCATCAAACGCCTTCACGGCAACCGCTTCGGCATCTGAAGAAGAAATGATAGTCAACTCTTCAGCCGACTTACCCTCAATGATTGTTTCATCAACACGCAACCAACCAAGTTCGTCGCCCTCACCTGACAAGAACACTTCAATGCAAGTGCCGTCTTCACGCTTGACATCGACAACGAACATGTCGTCAGTTGAAGAGTAGCCCGACCCGATAACTTCACCGGGGTGAGCACTCTTGACAACCGTCTCAATATCTGCAAGACCGGGAAGACCATCTTCAGGAGCGCAACCGCCCTGACAGAAGTCGCACGGCTGTGCAACAGACTTACGCTGGAAACCACACAAGAACTCTTCAGACTTTTCACCATCTTCAGGCTTAGCAGCAGTCAACTTCTCCCATTCATCGTGGGAAGCACAAGGCATGAACTTATCACCAGCACCGTGCGTACCTTCGCATCCAAGTGCGGCAGCACGTTCAAGGGCTTCTTCTTCAGTGTCAAACATGTCAGCCATGTCTTCAGCCTTTTCCTGCACGTCTTCAACATCTTCAGACTTTTCTTCGTCTTCCATATGCCCGCCCTTACGCATGGCGTTAACTTCCAAAGGACTGCGGCGACGATAGCGCTTGCCATATCCCTTGCCGGTACCCTCTTCAAAAACGTCTACTTCTTCGTAAGACTCTTTTGCGTCCATGTCTAGGTCGCCGTACTTCTCTTCAGAAATGAGTTCTTCGTCCTCTTCCATTTCCTTGAACCGAGTGTCTGTAAGGAAGATCGAAGGCTTCTTCTCTTCTTCCTGACCTACCATACGCATCATGAGTGATGCGGCCTTGACATCAACGGATTCAGCGGGGTCTTCAGCATCGACAGGAAGTTCAGCATCAGCGTCTACTTCCTCTTCCGCAACAACCTCTTCGGCTTCAACGGCTTCTTCTTCGGCATCGGCTTCTTCTTCGGCATCGGCTTCTTCTGCCTCTGCGTCTTCTTCGACCTCAGCGTCGTCGTCAGCGTCTTTGGTCTCAGCCTCTAGTGCTTGAGCAACCTTTTCAACCATATCGACATCTTCGTCGGCTTCGTCTGCTTCCTCAGTATCGTCAACGTCTTCTTCGGCTTCATCTTCATCATCAGCCTTAAAGCGGAACATCCAGCCCATTGGCTCCTTGGTTTCTTCATTGAGAACGTTAACCATCTCGTAGCCCTTTTGGTCTTCGGGATCAAGCGCAGCAAACGCCGCCTCATCTAGAAGATCGCCAGCCTCAACCGCTTCCTTGAAACGGATGTCGGTCATGAAGATAGAAGGTGCGCCCTTCTCATCCTCGTGCGCACCCTTCTCCTCTACGGACATAAGCGCTTCAATATCCTCAAACTTCTGAAGATCGTCATTCATGTTTTCACTCATTTTGAACTCCTATTGCTCGTGAGTATTTTACTCAACACCGTCTTCAGTGTCAAGGGTGGCGGGCTTTGAAACAGAAATCTCAGGATCAAAAGACAAACCGGCAAGAGCAGTTGCAACCTTGGCTAACAACTCTTCATGCTCAACCTTAGTTGAGAAATGCAAGTCAACTCCATCCTCTGATTTAAAAGTAAACACTGGAACCTCAGCAACTGCACTACTTACATCAAACGCTTCATTGTCAGAGCACTTAACGTGCACAACAAAACCTGACGTAACCTTCTCACCCTGTTCCATCGGGCGAGACATGGGGGCAGAAGTCAAGAAATTTTCAAGTTCGTTAATAAGAGACAAGGTAGCCTCACGCACTTCACCAGCACCACGAATCTTGAGCATTTCGTTATAGGCCATCAACAAGAGTGCCATCGGGTCCTTAAGGTAATCAGGCTTACGGTCTCCCCGCATCATGTGACCCTTTTCCTCAGTATCGCAAGAGCAAGCATCTTTTTCAGACTCACAACCACAGTCAGCACTCTTCGCTTCTTCCACTTCAACACCTTCAAGGTAGTTGTTGTGCGAATTGATGTTTGCATTTCCATCAAACTTCTCAAGAGCCTCTAGATACTCATCGTGTGTCTCACAGGGCAGATAGCCACCACCGTGAGAATGATAGCCTGAGCAACCAAAAGTCTTCGACCATGCTAGAGCAATATCGGGCGTAGCCCAAGTTCCCTGCTCTGGATTAGCGTCACGAATACCTTCAGGTTCCTCAGCATCCTTCTCATCTGGGTCCTTCACCATCATCGAAGTAGGTGCGTCATCTCCCACGGGAGTATAAGTTGTCATAGGCTTCACACGAGTTGGCTTACCAATCATGATCTGCTGACCTTCACGGTTGAACGTAGCCATCCAAATCATATTTTCACCAGTCTGGAAAACGACGTTATTGTCATTAATCTCTAGAATCTGGACCGGCTTACGAAGTGCTTGGGAAAGCATCCGTCCCATCATTGCAGACATCGCATCTGCACGATTAGCAGGAGCGTCCTTATCGTCGTCCATGTTGTACATTCCACCCTTCTCGGAAGTTCCTTCATTATCATCTTTGACAGAGATTGTGCCAGTCAACTGGTTGGCTCCGTGCAGAACCGGAGAAATCTCGTACAGTTCTACTTCCTTAAGCATATTGGCCTGACGAGAAGCATCAAAATCAGCATTAATCGTCTTATAGCCGATTGACCATTCCTGATCCATACCGTAAAATGCCACGTTCGCAAACGCTTCACGTCCTCGCTCGGTGTTGAGATTGAACTGAACCTTTGCAAAAAGACCACCGATACCAGCACGCTTCATCTTCTCGGGAAGGCGAGGGTCAGACTTCGGAACTTCGTAAATCTCCAGAACCTTACCAATTGGCTGATTCCAATCGTGGCCCCAAACAACACGAGGCTTACGGCGCTTCAATGAGCCATTAAACGCTCCAGAGACGACAACATCGCCAACTGAATCCTTATTGCCGATACCTGAGACAAAGGCTTCAACAATGCCTTGTGCCTTGTCGATACCGATCTGGCCGGAAATTGCTTTGAAATCAAATGCGGGATCAGTGTCTTCAGCGACATCTGCATACTCAACTAAAGTAGTCATGACTCTCCTTAAGGACATTGCAACATTAATATAGTATCCCCTCAGTGACTTACGTCAAGTAGGGTTTATATAAAAATGCTCAGGGGTATTTTATATATTTATCTGGTAAACTTCAACACGCAACGACAGTTGATAGTTAATGAAGGCGGAGCAACTGGGTCTTTCGGGAACCTAATTGGAACGCCATTCACAAAAAATGGGCTACTTACAGGCACAATGTCACCATGCAACTGCTTGTGCGGTATCCGAACTCGCTCATCTTTTAATGAAATCCACTGCTTATTCAAAGCAACATCGCTATTGCTGGCAGAATCAAATAGCCCTTGATTGTAAGGACCTAAAACAGCAGAATCTACAATCATTCGTTTGCGGTTGCTGCGTAATTTATTGAAAACCGCTTTGACTAAAGTTGCCGCCAAAATAGCCTTAAAGGCAACGTCTATGTCCCCGCCATCTTCTGCTTTCGCAACAGAAGCAGCGCCCAACGCCTGAGCAACTTGATTTTGAGTAGTACTATTGAATTCGTTTACCGTGGCTATGTGCTCTGAAACTGCCGCTTCTGCCTGCTGCTCTGTTACAGTGTCTCCAAACCCTTCTTGAATGTTGTCAGATACGGCCTGCTCATAGATACTGCGCATGGATGCTAGTAAAGGTGCAGTGCTCACGGCCAACTCGGTCATAGGAACTACAGAAGCAAAATTAGAATCTGTTCCTAAATTTAAAAAAGCAGTTGTTGTAGGGGTCGCAATAGCAGCGAGTGTTGTCTCTTCCTGAGAATCAATAATCTCATCTAACTGCTTAGAAACCTGAGCCTCTAAAGAATCAACCCGATAAAGTGCTTTCTGCTCCCACGGTGAATTCTTCGCTAAATCACCAAACTTTAGGCTCGTTGAAAAGGGGCGCTCTTCCTACCCTCCGGTTCGTCTCCCTCAAGTTCACTCGGAACAGCCGAAGCCGGAGCCTCAATATTTTGAGCACCAGTTACAGTACCGGCTTCCACAAAACCACCCGCTTCAGGACTAAACTCGGTTACTACAGACTGCTGTGCCTCTTGAGCCTGAACATCTAGAGGGACACCACTTTCTACACCGGTCTGCTCATTCATAGCCTTTTCGGTATTAGCGATTGGAGTCTGATTCGGGTTAGACAGCAACGAATCAGCAATGTCTGAAACGACCCGCTTGCGACCAGATGCTTCACGATACTCATTAGCACTAATAAGACCAGTTTGGAACTCAGTCAAATAATGACGTTCACGCTCCTGTTTTGCTAACACCAAGATAGGTACGTTAGCAGTATCAAAGTCCACGAAGTACGAATCGTCAATCTTGTCGAAAGAGCGAGCGATCAAATCAAGGTGAGGAGACATTGTTTCCATCCAAAACACCTTACCCTCTTCCATAGCATTAGAGAAAGTACGGTTAGACGAGTTACCAATAATTGACTCAGGTACACCAAACGCCGCAAGAATCTCTTCTTTTGTGATAGTACGCATCTGCACATAAGCAGCGTCACGTGGGCTAGCAGCAGTATCTACGAAGTCAGCACCATCGTCAGACGAAATCACACCTACAGAACCTGCACGACCAATGTTACCACGGAACCGTGATCGTAGTTCTTCCTTGTCTTCATCAGCAATTTCACTACGAAGAACAAGCAAACCACCGGGACGACCATCGTTAATCAGGAAGTTTCGGTTGTAAACTTTAGCCAAATTTTCAAGTTCGATAGCAACCCCCGCTGCTTCCATGGGTGTCATGGACAGATAGGGGTCAAGGGGATGAGGGCGTCGAATCCAAATAACATTTTCTGGCTTAATAGTACGCTTCTCTGTAGCGTTAATCTTTACCTCAAACCCTTTAACGAACTTAGATACATCCGGGATAGGAGATGTGTTTTGTGGAGGAAGAAGATGCAGAGCAATCGGTGCCCCGCCACGACCACGAACAATTTCAACAAACGCACCACGGCTGCTCATAAGCAACTGTGCTGAAAGCCGATACCGGAATGCGAAAGCATTCTCACCGTCATTAGCAGTATTATTGAAGAGTTTCAGCATCTGGTTGTTTGCCACAACTTCACCAAACGGGTTATTGTCCTTTCGGAAAATCATGGGTAGACGAGCCTGATTAGAGGCAATCACATCAATACATCTGAATACCCAAGTTACCTTAGAAACACCGTCTCGGTAAGCCTTTGTAATATCCCAGCCGTCATGATACCCTCGGTTCTCACCCAGAGAAGGACTGTACGAGATGGGGGCACCAACAGAAATAGGTGCCGCTTTTTGACCATCATTGATATTCTGTAAGGATTTGTTTGAACCTGAGTTCCACGCCATTATTCAGCCCCTAGCAGATAGCCGTAAATTCCACAAGTGAGGCCAGCACTTGCCAGACCCCACCCCAAACTCAGTATACTAATACCAAAGCCTATTAATAGTATACCAGCGCCCATGAGTAAATGGGCGACGGCAGCACGATTTAGAATATTCCTCATAGGTATACTGTACCTTTTATTTGTCTAGGAGACAAGCAGATATGTCCACGCAAACACAAGACTGGCAGAAAATCAAAGAATACTTAGAGCCACGTCGTTCGGAATACTGGGTTGAGGAGCCGTCATTAACTCAAAAAGTGTTTCTTCGCTCAGAAGGACAAGAAGTTATGTTTGGCGGAGCGGCGGGCGGTGGTAAATCTTCGGCCCTAATCATGGCTGCGTTGCAATACGTGGATGTCCCCAACTACTCGGCAATCCTGTTCCGTCGTACATATGCCGACCTTGCGCTTCCCGGTGCCCTTATGGACCGCTTCCGAGAGTGGATCATGCAATTCGATGATGTCCACTGGAACGCCAACCAGTATACCGCAACGTTTCCTTCGGGAGCACGTATCACATTCGGTTACTTGAATAACGTAAATGATTACCTGCGATACAAGGGTTCGGAATTTCAGTTTATCGGGATGGATGAGGTTACAGAAATCAGAGAGTCTGATTATAGGTATATGTTCTCTCGTCTTCGCCGCCCAGCATCAGGACCACTATCCACAGTTCCTTTGCGTATGAGATGTGCAACTAACCCAGCACCAAACTGGGTGCGCCAAAGGTTCCTAGTGGAAGGAAAAGAAAAGGGGCGTATCTTCATTCCTTCAATGCTTACCGATAACCCCGGAATTGACCCGACATCATACCGTGCTATGCTTTCAGAACTTGACCCAATCGAACGTAAGCGGCTAGAGTTTGGTGACTGGTGGGCGACAACCCTCGGTTCAATGTTCGATAGAAACAACTTTGAAATTATTGAACCTAGTGAAGTTCCAGAACTCAGTAAAGACACAACTGTAGTTCGGTTCTGGGACTTGGCAGGAACAGAACCCTCAAACTCTAATCCCGACCCTGACTGGACAGTTGGATGTTTGGGGGCCTTTGATAATGGTATATTTTATGTTCTGGATGTTCGGCGTATACGGGCCAAAGGTGAAAAAGTTGAAAAGTTTATTAAGGAAACTGCCGAAGAAGACGGTCCTGAAATTATGATTCAGATGGAACAGGAACCGGGGTCAGCAGGTAAAAACCTAATTGACCAGTACGCCAGATACGTTCTTCCGGGTTACAACTTCTCTGGACAAAGAGCAACAGGCGATAAAGTAACTAGAGCCAAGCCTTTTGCAGCAGCAGTTGCTAATGGAAATGTTAAACTACTTAGAGCCTCATGGAACACAGAATTTATTGATGAGTTATCGTCATTCCCAGAAGCGAGAGTCCACGACGACCAAGTTGACGCTACTACCCACGCATTTAACCTGTGTGCAGGACTAGGTATGGGTATAAGACGTAAAATTGAAATCATTATTTGAGGAGGAAAAATGAAGGTATGGATCGACCAAGATTTGTGTACAGGAGACGGGCTATGCGCAGAATTATGCCCCGATATTTTTGAGATGCATGATGACGGTTTAGCATACGTTAAGGAAGTGCAGTGGCCCAACGTAAAAGGACCAAACGGTAATGCAGATGGGCCTGTTTACCAGATGGCAGAAGGTCAGGCAGAAGTTCCTGAAAACCTACTTGCCGACACAATTGAGGCCGCTGAAGAGTGCCCCGGAGAATGCATCTTTATCGAAGTTGATTAAAGAACTTCCCATCTTAAGTGAGGTCTAAAGATATCTGGCTCAATTGCAGTCGGATCAACCCACCAGTCTTCGTGAATAGTTCTCACGACTAAAGTGTAGCCTAGTGCATCAAGAATTTCTCGCTGGGCGTCACGAATTGATGCATTTCTAAAATACATGTTAACATCGTGTTCAAAGGTTATAACAGAAAACCGATACAGGTTCAACGGTAGCGCAATAAGCCCTAAAAGCGAAGTGTACGCACTTCCCTCCGGTCGCATAGCATGATCATACCCATTATCAATATCGACCTGTAAGTAGTCGATCTGCTTAGGCCACTCAGCCCATTCAAAAAATCCGTTGTAGTCAAAGTATAAGGCATCTCCATAGCAGGGGTTAGAACGATTGTCAATAAACTGCTCTCGCCGCTTGTCGTCAATCTCAAATGACACACCACGCCATCCAAAGTCCTGCTCCAACACACGAGTATTACTGCCATCGTGGGAGTGGAAGGCACCGAGTTCAACGTAATGACCGCCGTGCTTCATCTGCGTCATTTCAATAACGAAATTTTCTTGCTCACTGGGACTGAACTGCATCTTCATCTCTCCAAAACTTTGTTGACGAAATCTTTATACCGCCTGTTGATGGGTTACCACGATGTTTATGGTGGCAACCGAATAGTAATAGCATATTCTTTTCAGGATTTATTGTCAAATTTAAATCAGGGAATACCAGTTCGCCACCTTGATAGTCATCGTTTAAATAGTGAACTGAACTGTATACATGTACTTTTTCACGTTGCTCAGGATCATCGGAATTATGGTACATGTCGTCGTGCAAACCCATACCGCATCCTTCTGGATACACAACTGCCGGTAGGTTATTATTCATTATCCCGTTAAAATTGAACACACTTAGTAAAGCAGTTTTAATTTCTTCTGAATAGCAAAGTATAGTCATGTCGTCTATTGATTCGGGGTTGCCGCCATCGACTACGTGCTTAGTGAAAAAGTTATAACAACGATCAGGCATTTCAACTATTTCCCCCTCACGAGGATTTTGAACCATCTCTAGAAGAGCATCACAATGCTCAGTAAAATCTCTGATGATGACAAAATCATCTAAAATGTATTCAACCATTGGAAAACGTTCAACTTCAGTCGGTGGCTATAATTATCAATCTCTAGTGAGTGCTGCGCTGCTTCATCATCAGGAATATTGCGATGAAAATCAATGTACTCATTTATTGCGTTCAACAACGACCACCTGCATGTACCAAACGCCCCAACATTGCTAGAACTGTGATACAAGTCGATAATCGTTTCGTGGACACCTTCAGCATGTTCACGTTTTTTCTCTGTAGCAGCATACTCTGTAGGCCAGAATTTTTCTAGCGCTTTATCTACTGTTGAAGCAGAGACAGGAACAAATAACTTCCCGATAGCGGAACCCATATACTCCGACCAGTTTATTCGCATATTTAATGCTTCCGTTACCTCTTCATTCAGGTTGGCCCCACTAGGTGTATGGCGTTTTCTAATACTGAACTCTGCTGTAGGGGAACTAGAGAAACGATATGTCGTGTTATTTGAGCGCCTACTATCTAGACTGTAATAACAAATAGGGATACTTCCATCGTGTGAGGTCATAATCACTGTGTAGGAATCAATGATGTCATTGCTCTGATCTAGAGTAGGAATAGTTATTGAGCCAGTACGAACTACAGTAAAGAACTTTCGGCCTTCATCAAGTACACCACATCCAGTGAAAACTGCTGAGCCGTTGTATTTGCGGATTAAAGCGTAAGCACGTTCTAAAATCTTTTGGTTCTGCTCTACCTCATAGCGCTCTTTGACAACTTCCCAGTTCTCTAGCCGTTCGTCAATTTCACGACCGGTAACAAACCTATTCGGCACCTGAACAAACGCATTCACGAAACGGTCATAGACGTACACCTGATTTGTGACTACTGAATAGTCAGCGTGAGCGGCACTCAGTAACGATTCGTAAGACTTGGCCGACTCAAGGTTGCCGGTCGAAGTTACAAGAGAAAGCCAAGAATTACCTGTCATCCCCGGAGCCGCCAATCTTACCACGCTCAAAACGGCTAGACAACTTTTCAATGTTTGCGTCGGCTACCTCGGTAAGAGTGTAACCCAGTTCCCAAGCAAGGCCAGATACATACCAAAGAACGTCTCCGAGTTCTTTCTTGATTGCCTCTCGTGCTTCGTCGGAGAAAACTCCTCCGCTGTCACGAATGACCTTCTTAACCTTATCGGTTACTTCGCCTGCCTCACTTGCAAGACCTAGTGCAGTGTACACAATTCCTTGATCGGGTGGGAATACCGCAGTTTCTTTTGCGGCGGCTTGATATGCGTTCATTTCCATGTTATTCTCCTATGCTTGTTCAGAATGCCCCGTAGGCTTTTCAATATGAATATCTTCGCCAGTCTTGGACTCAATCGGAACCCAAGCAGGCGAATATGAATGTTGCTTGATTTTTCGCATCTTGATAAGCGACCCGTCTAGCAGAATATCAAACTCATCGTAACTCATTGCAAGACGCTTACGAAGTTCTTCTTCAGTAAATCGCTTAGATTGCATTACCGCTTGCATCAGTCTAGAAAGGTACTTAGCAATAATCATTCCCCTGTACCTGTTTAACTCAATATGTAAAAGCATGGCCTCAACATCATCACACTTAACCACATTGACAGGAACTTTCTTCATGTTCTGCTCGTTGGCGATAGTCCAACGATGATAGCCGTCAATAATTGTACCATCTTTTTGTATGACAATAGGGTGCAACATGCCACGGTCTCTGATGGACTCGGAAAGACGTTTGTAATCAGGCGCAACAATATATGATGCTGATGACCACTTTGCGGGACGCAAGTCTGACGTTTTACAATAATCCATGGATTTACTTTACCGTGTATCGTCTTGCCAGTCAAGGCTGTCGGCATCCATCAACTGCTGAGTTTCATCTTCTAACAAAGCAACCCTTTTATTGTGTGCTTTAGTCTTTGGGCCTACAGGACTAGGAGAACCCATAAACGAGTTCAATAGAAGTGTTCGGATTAAATGATCGACAGGATAGCCATACGGGTCATTAGCGTGCTTCTTTTTAAATTCGTTTGAATACACTAACGCCGCCCTGTGGAGGCCCGGAGTAAGGACATTATCATCAATGCAATTCTTTACACCCTTCCAACCATCTTCTGCATAAAAGTCAATCGCTGCTTCAATATCAAACTCCGCCCACAACTGTCGCTGGGCTTCAATCGTGGGGAAACAGCGATACAGTTCATCATAAAACTCTGGTTCAGTGCGTAATACATCAGAAAGCCGTCGGGCCGCAACAGAGTGTAGAGGAATGCCGACTCTCTGGTTAGCCCCACTCATAGCCGCATAGTCATAGTATTCACAGTACTCACCATTGTGCTCTTCGTGGATAAACTTCAAAACATCATCAGATGTCCAGTCATAGATGACTTTAGCAAAACGTAAAGGAATCGCTTTTGAAAGTTTAAAAGGCCGGTTGATATAGTTCTCGTGTAACTTCTGCGTGACAGTCCTATACCGAATCATGGACTCGTTAGCCCGCACCCCCGTAATGAACGCAGTACGCCCCTTCTTGCCCTGCATGGTATACTCATCAATCTTGCGAGGAATCGCTTTCTCAGGATCAAGACCGAAGTGCTCGGCCCGCAATGCATTCTCAGGGAACGGCCTGAAAAGCCGACCCTTCCGCTCACGATTCTTAGACCACAATAACACATACTGGCGTCTACCTAAAACCCAGAGTTCCTGCCCTTGCGGAAGACAATACCACTCCATATCTACCCAGTCATAGTTACTGACTCGGGTAACGTAATCTTCTACGGCAGGTGACAGCATTTCTTCATCACGAAAAATCGCTTTGACGGGTCCAAGACCACGCTCTTCGTGGATTTCTTTTGCCAAATATAAGCAAGCCGTTGAATCTTTACCCCCGCTGAACTGGACACAGACCGTATCAAAAGTGTCATACACATGTCTCATGCGTTCTCGTGCAGCATCGACACAATTCATGTCCAAAAACATTCTCCGCCTAGGCATGTTAACCTCTGGGAGAGTGCTGGGCGATAAAGTCTAACAAGCGCTCAGAGGTCGTATCGCCGTCATACGCTGCATTCTCCTTAAGCCACTTTAGGAAAGAGTACCACGTAGACTGCTGCTCGGCGCTGTCAAAAACAAGTGTGAACTGAATGGCGGCATTTCTAGTTCCCGACGTACCCGCCGCTGTACTTCCTTGCGTCACAATATTCTCAACAGCCACAGACTGAGGCGTGGGAGCAGTAGCGGTGCCTTCGTCTGAAGGTACCGAAGGGGCGTTAGGTTGAGTCTCAACTGCCGGAGTAGTAGAAATGTCGTTCACTACAATCTCGGGGGCAGTCCATCCAGCATTCGGATCAGGAGTGTTTCCAAGTGAATCACTGATGATAATGTTTTCGATTGCCGCAACAGAAAAGTCGTCCCATCCCAAAGCCTCAAAAAAGTCCTCGTCGTACCCCATAGTTTCTGTAAGCATGTCGTACAACAAGTCGGTATCAGTAGTACCTAGTTCAGATATTCGGTTATCAGCCAATGCAAAAGCAAGGGCGTTCTCTTGGTCTAGGTCCACGATGGATACCGCAATCTGTTGCCACCCCAAACGCTTCGCCGCTTCTAACTGATGGTTGCCAGCAATAACTGTTAATCCACCGCTTTCGTTTTCTACAGCGACGATGGGCTTAACTTGCCCAAATTTGGAGTAGGACGCCATGATAGCATCAACATCACCACGCCTAGCGTTGTTTTCTAACGGCTGTAGCAAGTCAATATCAACTGCTAGACCTTCAATATTTCCTGCAATGTTGTGAATCATCATTTACCTCAGAACTTAGTTTGTGACCTGACATTAGCCGCAATCGTGCGCAAAGCATCACAAGCAGTGCGGAGCGAGTGAAGTTTTTCTCTCTTTGCCTTAACAAGTGCTTCAGCGATCATGGAGTCATAATGCAACTCGCTAGTCTTATAGCCTGCCCAACTTTCCTTTTGCTTAACTGCGCCTTCAGCGGCCAAGTACTCCTTAAACCACTGCTTCTTGTACTCTGCTTCTTTACCCGCATGGTCTTTAGCCAAGACCTCAAACTCTTCGGTTTCTCGCTCAATTTCAGAAGTCAGCCTAAGCAACTCTGATTCTACCTCAGCAGGGCTAATTGGCGCAGTTCTATACGAATTCATAGACATATATTACCACGTTGTGTCCAAAGTAGCAAGGGCGATTTCAAGCCTAGCGCATTCAACCTGCCAGTCAACTTTAATGCCCGGAACACCTCGTTCAAGAAGATCATCTAAATGTTCCTTACCTAACTCCTGCTCAAGCCAACGTGCCCACACTAAAGGATTCTTAGACTGTGCCCAATGGCACGACGCACATAAGGCAACCGCATTGCGCTCGTCAGTCCGAGTGGCAGAAATACTACGAGAAATAATGTGGGCACACTGAATTTGCTTACCCTGTTCCTTAGTAGCACCACACCAGCGACAAGTAAACTTATCTCTAGTACGAACGTAAAGACTGTGAAGTTTAGTAGCCTTTGCTTTGGCATTTTTGCCATAGTTCGCCGCCATCACAACTCACGATCTGGAACATCCCGATCTTCAATAGAAACCAAATTTGGAACTTCATGCTCAACAGACACATCTTTTCGGACCCAAGTCTGACCCCAAGTCTCCTCGCTTTCGTGCATCTTTAAACGTTCCATAGCATATTGTGTTGCAGGGTCGTCACTCAAATTCATGTACGAGTTATGCTGCCAAACCAACTCGTAGTAAGCAGGGGAGTTGACCCACAAACTTCCTGCCGTGTTCCAATGCTCTTCAATCAGAGGGTCTTCGTTGATGACTTTGCCAGTCAAGCAGTAAGCAGGGACATTAAGACCCACCATGGGGTGATCAACTTCCATTAACTTGCTAATGTGATCCGCTTCTAGTACCATGTCGGAGTCGATGTAGTAAATTGCTTCAAAATTTACAGCGTCTTCCTGTGGAGTATCTTCTCCCCAATGATTACCCGACATCAACCTTCCCCGCTGAGCGAATTCACGAACAAGGTTGCGACCCATCTCAATACGAATCCAACGATTGAAACTTGTTACCTTGCTTTCGTTATCGTTCAAAGAATACGTCCACCAAGTACCATTGACCTGTTCCAGTAAATCTAATAACTCCTGATACGGCTCTAAGCCCTTGGCGTCAATCTCTAACGCAGCAAAGAACTGCGCTCGTGGGAAAAGTTCTTTAACTTCCACGGCGTTACGCAACCAACTTAAACCTTCGCCTCTTTCGCACTTCCACCCAACAAGGGGAGAGCCGATCACGAATGGCATATTGTGATCTACTTCTCTAAACATTCTTTAATCTCCTTGACATAATCAGAACACACGCCAGCGAATCCAGTATAGGTATCTGGGTCATAACAGGTATCCCTTTTCCATTCCGGGCACACATTAATAGATGTATTCATAACTAGTGCGGGCATACCCGGATAACACCACACTTGTCCTGCTGAAGTCAAAACATAGGCTTCGTCTGTGTGAAAGAAGCAATTCAGTAAATACCCGCCATTTCTTTTCTGGCACAATAAAGCATTTAAAGCATCACTATTTTTACAATGAATCCACAAGTTATCTCTACGACTAAGAAGCCAATCTAAACCAATGGGAGTGCGGGGATCATCATGGCCTAAGCACAAACCGTAACTCATATTCAGCCAGACATCAACCTCAACGTCGTAACCGGCTGCTATTGCAGCGTCAATGTAATGCGGTTTGTTTTCTAACTCTGAATTGCGGCCACTGATATTGCCACGATGCGAAATATAAATCATGGCTTCTTAAAGTGTACGTCTGCTTCTTTACCCACGTTGTCTGGAACAATAGTGCAGGCAAAGCCTCGCTCTTCTAGCCATGCCTTAATATCATCAACATGGTTGTCTGTGTTACTGTACAAGTCCACGGTGTAAGCACCTTCACACTTTCCCTCAGAAACGTGCTCAATACGATCACCTAAACTCTTCAATGCCCTAAAGTCATTACCCTGTGCGTCGATCCACAAGTAGTCAATCCATTCAATAGAGTTATCTGCCATAAACGTATCCAAACGCACCTTGTCAATAATCACGTGGTCAGTGAACGCAAAGTCCGGTCGGTCTTCCCACTTCTCATGAATGTCTTCGGTGAACTCATAAAGCGATGAGCACCCCCAGTCTCTGGTACCAGCAATGTTGAATTGGGCTTTACCCTCTTCCAAGTCAATAGCAACCGGATGAACAGTGACATTATCGTTCATAGCAAATCGGTCTTCCAAATGGGTCACCAACTCGGGGGTTGGCTCAATTGCGTACACACGGACATTGCCTGAGTTACCGCCTGAAAGATGCTCAGTATCATTACCGAAATTAGCACCAACCTCAACTACTGTTCTCATCTCGTCGCCTCCAAATATGTGGTCAGGTCCTCAGGGGTACCAATTCCCCACATCTTACTGATATTGTAAGTACGAATCTTTTTACCGTCAAGGATTGCCTCATTGAAGACAGGGCATACATAGAACTCACCGTTAGTACGAATGTCTTTGTCAATCATTTGCTCGGCATACTTGACGTAATCACTACCCTTCTTCCAGAAGTAGATTCCTACAGTAGCAATATTTGAGATTGGATTCTTTTCAGCAACCTCACTCACGTATCCGTCTTCACCAAGTTTTGCAAACGACCATTTAGGGTGCGTAGCCTCAAACGTCAGGATACTACCGTCGCTATGATCGGTCGTAAATGCATACAAGGCTTCTCCAGCATCCCACTCAACAATCTGGTCGGAGTTCGCCATCATCAGCGGCTGATCATTGTCAATAAACTCTTTTGCTAGCAAAGTTGTGCAGGCCGCACCTTCAGTCATCCCATCCACGGTAACAATGTTGCAGCCGGGGGTAATCAAGTTAAGTAAGTGGAGCAAATTATACTTTTCGTAATGCTCTTGTTGGACAATGTAAGTGAACTTGGCTTTAACATTAAGATTTTCAACCACTGCCTGAATCATAGGCTTTCCCTTTACCTCAATTAGTGGCTTAGGGAAGGTGTAGCCCGCAGAGGAAAACCTAGAACCAGCGCCCGCCATGGGAATGAGAACATTGAGAGTCTCGTCTTCCCACGCAAATGACTTATCATTGTCGGATGTTACCATTTTCATTATTCTTTCCTTATTCAGATCGTATGAGTCTTTAATACCCATGACATTTGCACCAGAGCGGTGTGCGCCCAGTCTGCCTACGTGTGAGTCTTCAATAATTAATGTTTCAGAAGGTAAAACCCCAAACTTAGACATCGCCTTCCAATACATCTCCGGGTGAGGCTTAGGCATTGTGACACACTGATTGCTTACAAAGAAATCAACCTTGTGCATGATGTTCAACGAGCACAACGCCGAAACAACTGTGCTTCTAATACTGTTACTTGCCACAGCAACCTTGATCCCTGCTGACCGGAGCAAGTCAACAATCTCCGAAACGTTCTCGTCTTCTGGAACAGACAAGAATGCCTTCTGCGTAAGCCTTTGCTTTCTCTCCCAAATCTCATGATGGTCTTCTTCAGGAAGTCCCCGCTCCTCGGACAGCATTGCCAACTTTTTGCTTGTACTTAATCCGTCAAACTTAGACAAATGATCCGTCCATGATATCACATACTCAGGGTTGCATTCAGCCAGTGCCTGATTCAACACATCAAAATGCAGTCCCTTCGTATCTACTAATACACCGTCTAAATCAAAAATAACTAATTTAATCATGATGGTTCAGGCCCTAAATGTCGATGCCACTTATTATGTCTTACGATACTTTTACCGTTACAAATCATTCTGTACTTATCTCTCACTCTCAAAGACCACTCAACGTCTTCTTCTTCATTCCAAAGCAAGTCTTCATTTAAAGGCTCAGCAAGCATAACATCTTTCTTTACTATAAAAAATGCACCGGCGAGATACATATATTGTGTTTCATCCCAGTTATCGTAAGGTAGTGCCCACGCACGCCCTGCTCCGGGTTTATCCCACAAAGACCAATCCATAGGTACTCTGTGTCCGTTTATAAATAACTGCTGACATGAACAAATATCCCACGCTTGTTCAAACTGAAGAAAGTGTGAATACCACCAAATATCAAAGACGTGGTAGTCATGCATCATCGCTAGATTTTCGTACTGCGCTGTCTGTGCTAGTATGTTTTTCTTGCGGGTAATCCATCTAGGCTTAACCGAGTCGTCAAAGTGGATGTGTGTGACATCTTCACCTATGAGTGAGCCATCCGGTAGGCCGGTCTGATCACCGATGAATAGTATTTCATAATTAGGAATAGTTAAACTTCTAATAGAGTCTACAACCTCTTGCAGTTTATCAACATCGTCGTATCCAGTAGTGATACAAAACGACCAATCTTTATTACTCATCTTCTTCCATCCAATACGGTTTTGCTGCTCTACCATTCGTCCACTCTGATCTAACCCTAGCAGCCTCCTGAAAATACTCTTTGGAGTTACACCAACTTTCTAAGTGTAAACCAAGTTCCTCAGCCTGCTTGGGCCTGATCGTTATCCTAGTATGGCAAGGTCGGCAAACAGCGAACAGATTCTCATCTTCCAGAATGCTTCCGCCCTGCGACCGGTTAACTAACTCGTGGATATCATTTGTTCTGTTTACATGCACGACGCCTTGCTTACCATCGTATGCCGCAAAGATAAGACATGCATCACATTCGGGATTCTTCGCTAACATTTCTTCTACTATGGATCGCCGCTCAACATACTTGGTCTTCATCTTGTCTGACCTCTGCTTAAGTGGGGTCCGCTTTAATTGACTAGTACCCCGCTTGAGGGGTGTACGACGAAGTGGCTTACCTCTTTTCATTCCACGCCTCTTTGTACATCTTCTTAATTAAATTATAAAGATTACCTGCACCGACCTTAACGTCAAACTGTTTCACCTTTTGACGAACTGATGCAGCCTGCTCTTTACGGTAATCGTGATCTAACAAATCACCCAACAACGACACATACTCTGAAGGCTTTCTAGCCAACAGGCCGATACCGTGAGTTTCCACAAGTTCCTCGTATTGAGGTGACCAAGATGCTACAAAAGGAATACCCGCCGCAGCATACTCCAAACCCTTAATGTACGACTTGGCGTGATTGAACGGAATATCAGTCAGGGGAACAATACCAACGTTAAAAAGAAAACCGTCTTGTAAAGAATGAGGAGGTAAGAAGGGAGATGTAGACACAACCCCCGCACTCAGCCCCATCTCCTTGTGGAACCTAGGAATATTTGGTGCTTTGATGTCACCAGTATGATGGAATCGTGCAAACTTAGCAACCTTGTTAGCGAAAGGCTTTAGGATTTCTAAGTCCCCGCTTCTGTGAGCAGTAGAACCCATCCACCCTACGACTAATTTCCTAATTGGATCATCAGAAACAAACTCAGAGACATTCCTGAACTGCGCCGTATTGACATAGTTTGTTTGTAAACCAACATTGTCATTCCATTCAAGCATCTTGTCCCGGAGGAAAGGCGTAGACGTAATCACGCCATCAGACTGTTCAATGATCTTACGGTACCAATCAACATTTTCAACAAGATTGAGTTTTGGGTTCGACGCCGAATACGCAGCATTCTTTTTGCTTAAACCCCAATACCAGTCGTCAACGTCCTGAAAGATAATCTGCCCTGCCATCTGTGCCCGAATCATATCGGGAAGAACCTGCTTGTGCATATAGCGCTGCATTATGATAACATCGCAGTCAAAATGGTCGCCCGTGTTATCCCAAGAATGGATGCCAAAAGTGCCAGTAATATTGTTGTGTGCTAAAATGCCTAACACAACATCAATACCCCTCTTGCGTAAAGGATTTATGTACTGCCCTATTCTGATATGACCCGAACCGCCCATTACCGGCAAACCGGTATGGGTATGCATAGAACGAGACCAGTCATTAGATGCAAAACCAATCTTCATTAGAACTTCCAAACGCCATCAAGAGCGGCATATAAACAAGCGTCGCCCTCAGAATTAACTAAACCGTTATCTTCATGCCAACGCTTATGTTCAATGATTGCATCACGCAAGAACGTAGCCAACGAAAGAGAAGGATCGGCGGGCTGACCAAGCGCCATTAACCTGTCCACTTCAGCAAGACGCTTCTCTGCATAAAACCTGAAACGTTTCGACTTCTCACGTTGATCCTCAAGACCGGCAGCAGGGTCAGTAATAAAGTCTGAATAAGAACTACGGATAGCGGAAATTTCTTTGTCTAGTTCACCAATCTTGAAAGAGACAGTCTCAATAATATTTACAAGACACTCTCTCCACCTTTCATGGTGCTCAGGCAAGCGCAATAAATCTCTATCCTGCTGCGAAGCCTTGTTTTTGATATCTTCAGAAACAACTATCTCAAAATCTTTTACAGTAGTCATAGTTCAGTTCCATTCAGGACAAAGGCTTTTGAAATCGCACCAGTTACACAATGGTCCAGTCCTAGTTTCAAACTCACCCGAGTCACACATTGACTTTACTTCGTCCCAAGTATTTCGTACTTCCACACGAACAGCATTCTCAAGTTTTTCATCTACTGTATACTTTGCAAACTGGCCTGACTTTACATACAGCAACTCAGCACGCTCAATATCCATGCCAGTCTGCTCTTTTAGAAGAATGCTATAAATAGTGATCTGCATCTTCTTCTCCCACTCGTACTGTGGACGAGGTTTCTTGCCAGTCTTGTAATCGGAGATAACTAACTTACCGTCTTCGACGGTATAACGGTCAATAATGCCAAAGATAGGTACACCGTCAATGTCTCCATCCATCTTGGCTTCAATTCCAGTAGCGTCAAAAGAAGTAGGGTCTTCCATTCCGAAGTAATTCTCAATACACCACCACGCCTTCCAGCGGAACTCATTCTCATCGCACTTTTCTTTAAGCGCACGAAACTCAGCCTCCCACTTGTTATTCCACAAATCACGAGCCAACTTGCGAGCAGTGACCTCAGTGCGCTCTTCACGAGGGTGAGCAAAAAGTTCTTCAAGAACTTCATGAACGAACGATCCTAAATGCTGCGCCTCCGTGGATTCAGTAGGCAACCTATCTAGCCTAGAAAACTTGAACTTTAGTGGACACTGCTGAAAAGTCCCAATAGAACTTGGCGACATATACTTCGGGTACTCGTAAGAAACAGGACCCAAGTCTAAACTATCCTGCATCTGTCTCTTCTTCTGCCGCTTCAGCGTTGCGATTCTTAACGAAGTCAAGCATTTCTCTCAAATGAGTTGCTGTCACATTCTCATTGACAAATTCAGCGCCGTCAGAAATGGTAGCCCAATGACTACGGCAAGCGTCAATAACGTCCTGTGGCTGATTATTAAGAACACCTCGCAGTTTCTCAAAATGCTCAGCGCTAATCGGCAAATCTGCTTCGTCCTCAACACGCTCCAAGTGCATTGCTTCTTCGGAACGGGCAAGATACAAGCCGACACCTAAATGCTGTGCTGCCTTCTTCAAAGCGTCTGATACAGCGCCCTTCATTTCATCACCTAGATCAACGATATCGCCATTCTTAGTACGCTTAATTTTCTGACCACCAATACCGTCCTTGACAATCTTGATGGCAGGAGCCTCATCGGTAGGAACAAATGTTGTAGTCAAGCGGACGTGTGCCACAACGAAATCTGGATCAAGCGCATCACGGGCACACGAAATAATTTCGTAAGACCACATGTCAACCCCAAGTACACGATTTAGGCGACTGATTACCTCACTAACAGGAATATAAGTAAGGCTTGTCCCACCTTTCTTTAACTGACGCTCAACCGAAGAGTCGAACGGTTCAGATAATGCAAGTAACATATGGCTCATTTGTTTCTCCTAATCACTAGATTCTTCTTTGATTCCCCAACTTCACAGTACTCATCAGCGTCCAAATGGAGTTCCTTCAACTTAGTAACCTTCCAATACGATATACCTGCAAACTGCAAAGCCTCACGGATCATCTCCGTGGGCGACTTAATGACTTCACCAGTATTCAAATCAACACTGCTGTCAACAATACGTTTACTGACATCTTCAATCAGTGATTGATGATCCCAAGTCTTACGTGGGGAACCCGACTTAATTTCTACAGTAGCGCCGTCAACAGTAACAGGTACAGCCAAATGACCCAAATGTTCGGTTACGACAGACTGCACCTCATTGAACAATTCTGAAATATAACCCTTCGCCGCATGTAAGTCACTAGCAAACTGCAACAACTCTTCTTTCTCGGTGGAATCAATGTCATCACCAAGTTGCATAATACACCCCTCAAGGGTGCGCAATAAAGAATGAACTTCGTTTAGCGTCGAAGCCGATCCAGACAAATCAGACATATAGTCTCCTTAATAAATAGTAACTACGTGTATTTTACTGAAAAATCAGCAACGAGTCAACACTCACTGCTCGTCAAGAAGTTGATCTAGCGCATAGTCCAAACTATACTTCAACGGATCGTCCACCTCGGTGACTGCATCACGGAAAACTTCTGTCAGTTTAGCAGAGAACAACTGGATAGCGTGTTCTCTAACTGCGTTAACTGTTTCTTCTTCGGTTGCATCATCTCCAACCGTGCTCAAAATACCACTAACGATAAAATCATCAATGTCCTTATTTAGATACTCTTCCGCAACAGCAATAGTGATTTTGTCTATCGTCCAAGACACGACAGAAAAGTTCTTACCATCAAGACTGGCAGATGGTGATGACACAAACGTTATCTCAACGTCACCACGCTTTAAAACCGCAAGAACATCGTGGTCAAACTCTTCATACTCAGTTAACATCAGACAACACTTCCGAAAGACGGACCAAATCTGGCCCAGTCTTTCCACCCCAAACCCCAACAGTCTGTCCACTATCTAAAGCAAACTTCAAACACTCTTCCGTGTGTTGACAAACATTATTACACATCGACACCGCCATCCTTCTCTTAGATGGGTGCGCAGAAAAGAACAACTTGTCTTCTCCAACGCAAGGGGCATCCTGAAACCAAGACGGTGCGCTTACATTAAACATTGAAATTTCTCCATGATAAACGTAGTGTACCTAAACGGTGTCAAGCCATCAACCGAAAAGTCACATACTTGACAACACCCCCCACGTGCGGCTACCCTATGAGCACACTACAGAAGGAGCAAACTACCAAAAGACTGCAACCGGGAAATCCCGATGACATAAACGTTCACTGAAGGACCGGAGGGTTACACTCGTTACGCAACTGGTACTTTGAAGACTAAGAGGGCACGCCTGCCCAAAGAGGAACGATTTGAATCGCACGATACACTGGAACAACATCTTTGACGAGATGCCAGTCCCTGCACGGAGACCATCAAGCCTTGAGGAACAGGTTCGGAACAAGCAAACGCCCATGCGGTTCCGGCACACGGGCAACTAGAGCCATATCTAGGGAGAGTGGGCATCGCTGAAAAAATAGGCGGTGTTTGGGGTCCATGAAGTGAACAGCCTTGAATAAACCATATGGGTTCGTCCCAGCCTCTCGTGCGTTAGCGTCAACTACCACACGAAAGGGTAGGTAGAGAAATGCCCAAAATCAAACCAGCCTACGAACTTGCTGAGCATCAAGAAACACCGTAGCGGTTCCGTTCACAAGTTCCACCTGATCCATAGGGACTCCGACTTTAGAAGCAATTGCCGCACGCACCCGAATGTCTTCCATCGGATCATAAGCGGTGAAGAAGTCACGGTCTTCTCTATCATCAGACAGCACCTCCATCAGAGGAACGGGGGCAGGAGGAGCAATACAAGTTTTACAGCATAGGCGGTCTTCGTTCACCTTAGGCTTGCGGGCGCTGTCAACAGCGTGCCCACACTCCAACTCAATATGCCACTTAGTTTGTCCGTACTCACCTAAGCGTACTGCCTGAGTGACTAAACGCTTTGGTCCTCGCTTACTCATAAAGATATAATACCAGCCCTCTTGACTGCAAGCCACTGACAACCTACAATACGACTATGGATAAAGATAAACTTCTTGAAGACGCTCTAGGTCAAATCGAAAAGCAGTTTGGCACAGGAAGCATCATGCGTCTCGGTGACGCCGCTTCAATGCAGATCGAAACGATTTCAACCGGCTCTATCGCCCTTGACTTAGCCTTGGGTGTTGGAGGCGTGCCTCGTGGACGAGTTACAGAAATCTATGGCCCCGAGTCTTCTGGTAAGACTACTATTGCGCTTCACATTATTGCAGAGGCCCAAAAGAATGGCGGAAAGTGTGCTTTTATCGACGCAGAGCACGCACTAGACCCCGTGTACGCTAAGGCAATCGGATGCAACATTGATGACCTTCTCGTATCACAGCCAGATACCGGTGAGCAGGCGCTGACAATCACGAACAAGTTGATTGAGTCGGGCGCTCTAGACGTTGTGGTCGTGGACTCAGTAGCAGCACTTACCCCTCGTGCAGAAATTGACGGCGAGATGGGCGATAGCCATGTCGGGCTTCACGCAAGACTGATGTCTCAAGCCATGCGCAAGATTGTTGCTAATCTAAATCATTCCAAGACCACACTGATCATGATCAACCAGTTGCGGGAAAAGATTGGTGTAATGTTTGGTTCGCCCGAAGTAACTACTGGCGGCAAGGCACTCAAGTTCTACGCTTCAGTCCGAATGGACATTCGTCGCATCGAAACGCTTAAGGATGGTGGCGAAGCGTCCGGTAATAAGACACGAGTTAAGGTAGTCAAGAACAAGTGCGCTCCGCCTTTCCGTCAAGCAGAGTTTGAAATTGCATATGGTGAGGGAATCAGCCGCACCGGAGACATTGTAGACATTGCTGTCGAAATGGGCATCCTTGATAAGAAGGGTGCATGGTATGCTTACAAGGGTGAAAACATCGGACAGGGCCGTGCCAACACCAAAGCATTCTTGGATGAAAATGAAGAAATCCGAGAAACGATTGCCGATACAATCTATTCATCCATTTGACAGACGCTATCATATGTAGTATCCTTTCGTATCTAAGGAGGAAACTACTATGGCTAGAAAACTTAAAACAACTAAACCTGTCGGCCCACCACAAGGATGGGTTGTCTCCGACTCATATCAAATATCACCGCAAGTCACCCTTACTAAAGGGGACGAATGTCGTATCAAGGGAGAGCAAGGCAAGTACAAGTTCATGCGCCACGTGGTGAACACTAACCTAGACCCACAGAGTGAATGGATCGACCTGTGGGGAGGCTCGCACGGTCATGGACAGTGGCGTTCTATTCAGGTTGAGCGCTTGAAGCACATTCCGCAAAAACGTGCCCGTAAAAAGAAAGAACCCCAGTCACCGAAGTGACCGGGGTTTCTTCCCTGTTAGGGAACGACACAAAAGGAGCAAAAGCCAATCCCGCTAACAACCATATACTAGTGTACCGCTAGGTGGTTAATCAAGCGATACGGGCACTACGCTCAGACGAGAGAAGCCGTTGATTTGTCGCCAACCTTAGTAGCAGCGAATGACTTCACTACTGAAAGGGCGGCGGCAACAGCAGCCGTCGCAGCACCCTTGGCTGAAGCCATGTCAGTCACGACAAACATTGCCAGAAATGTCTGGGCGAATGTCATAAGGGCACGCTCTCCAACCTGCTTGTAGATGCTCATATCCATAAGTATTCTCCTTGTTAGGGGATAATTACAAGGCTATTTGCCTCACTGATATTCTACCATACGTAATATGCCTATAGCAGAGCACATTTATGTAAATATTATCTCAACTTTTCTTTTGCGAAAGGCTAAACGCTGCATCAATCTCGTCAGTAGTAACCTTACCATCATCAGCATAAGCCGCAGCAAGTTTCTGCAATACCGTAGCCGCCGCAGTAGCGCCAGCAAGGAACGCAGCCTTCCACGGCTCAATACCACCAATAAGACTTGAACTACCGATAATAGCCATAGCGTTCATCAAGAACACGGCGAAAATTCTACCGATAGTGTTCCAAATAAGTTTAGTCGTCGCTGTCATCGCTTCTCTCATCATCTACATAGTCTAATACAGTACCAAACAGGTGCAGTGCAAGACCGGCGAAGGAAATATATATTCCCTGCTTCAACGTGGTCGAAGAAAGCGTGATTAACACCAACCCCGTACCTGCTAATGTCCATCCAAGGTACAGCATTTCTCTACCCATTCGACGGACGGCTCCAACTGCTAGTTTAATTTTTTCTTTCATGGTGCCTCCTTTCACCGAGACCTTCTTCTAGAACTTCCTTTTTTATTTCCGCCACCAGAGTCGCCTCCGGGGCCTCCACCTCCGCCGCCAGAACCACCGCCGCCGCCAGAAGGACCAGACGGACCAGCAGATGCAGCAGCGGCGGCAACAGTTACGGCTGCACTTGCAGCAACAACAGTACGACGAGTTTCAGTATCAACAGTAGAGCCTTCAGCGATATATTCGTTGTAGGCTTCGTCATCAAAGATGTCTACAGTTTCCTCAAATTTCTCCTTGACTTCATCGTCCGCTTCGTTGATGGCGACTACAAGGACTGCCTTAGCATCGTCAGAAATTTCGTCAAAGTTTTCGTCAGTGACAAGGCTTCCAATTTCTTCCGTGGTGATTTCACCGTCAACGACATCCAAAAACTCTTCGGCTAGTTCTTCGTCCAACTCGTCCAGTTCTTCAACGATTTTAACTTCTGCGACATCTACTTCAAGCAGGTCAACACCCTCGGTGTCAATACCTAGTTCTTCAAACTCTACTTTTGTTTCAGCCGCTCGTTCCTCTTCTAGCGTCGGCGGCACGGTGGTTGTTGTAGGCGGCGTCCTCGGGATCGTCGTACTCGTTGGCATAGTCGTAGTGGGGGCGACTGTAGTCGTTGTCGTTGACGATGTGGTGGTTGTCGTGGAAGTGCTGGTAGTTGTAGTGCTTGTCGATGTAGTCGTAGTCGGGGTTACCGTAGTCGTCGTAGGCGGTACGGTTGTCGTTGTCGTTGATGGCGGTGCCTCCGTTGTCGTTGTTGTAGGCGCTACCGTCGTCGTAGTCGTTGGCGGCAACGTCGTTGTTGTCGTTACAGGTATTGTAGTGGTTGTGGTCGTCGTTGGAGGCAAGGTCGTCGTAGTTGTTGTAGTTGTAGTTGTGGTTGGTGGAACGGTGGTCGTGGTCGTGGTCGTGGTCGCCGGAGGATTACCTTCTGAAACTTGAATTTCCATTGTACCACCAACATGACAATCGTTCTCAGAACCACAAGCAAGAATGTTGAAGTACCACGTTGCACTACCTAGATCATCGTAGGCAACCGTGTAAGAAGTAGACGAAATGTTTTGAGTATAAACAATATTAGACTCGTCTATTTCCCATGGATTCCCAAGTTGGTTCCAAGCAATCTTATAGTGTGTAGGATCGACAAATCCGTCGCTAGAAGCATCCCAACTAAACGTGAGATCACCAGTAGCGTCATTTCGCTCATAGGTCTGATTGTCAACAACGTCCGGCATGTTCATGATGGAAGCGGATACAATGGGTGTCCAACTAGAGTATAAAGCGTTAGTGTCGTTATCCGAGCGAACATTAACGTTGAACAAACCGTGTGCTTCGTTGAACAACTGCTCTATGTAAGAAGCATTGAATGTGTACTCAGTCACTAAGGCATTTTCGTCCCCGACGTTACCAGTTGCCACACCATACGGCCCAGCGTTACCATCGTCATTCAGACCAAACCCAATAGCGTAACGTTCTGGATCGACGTTTCCGTCAGTTGGGGCATCCCAATCGGCTTTGACTGTGCCGTTGTAGTAGTCAACGGTTAAAGTCAAGTTGGTAGGATCGCCTATTGTTTGAGGAATTGTCGTCGTGGTCGTTGTTGTAGTGGCAGGCGTCGCCCAAGTCCAAGTGTTTTGAACAAATCCACAAAGTGTAGAAGAAGTCAAACCTTGGCATGTGTCCCACGAAGCGTTAGACGACCAGCCATTCGGTACAGAGTTACTGTTAATGGAGTTGAACTGAGGATTAGTGAGCAGGTTGGTGAGGTCTGTCCATTCGGTGCTCCCATCAAGTTTTGCTTTGAAAGCGACTTCTTTGATTTCGGTTCCGTAGTTGCCTCCCCAACCTTCGCCATCTTTTGCCCAGATGCGAATCTTAACTGTGTCCCACGATGTTGAATCTTGAACATTCGTAGAGGTAGAGGCTGAGAACCAGAAGGAAGGAACCTCAGTCCAAGATGTTGGGGCGGATGCGGTTATGTTGCCTTGAAGAAGGTTGCCTGATGCGTCGTATGCGGCGTACTGCGTGTGAACGTAGTCATTTACATCGCCAGAACGCCTTACAAGCGGAGTGACGATAATGGAGTCAATCTCTCCCGCATATGACGAAACGTCAATCGTCTGCTCAATGTACGCAGGAACATAAGAGAACCTGACACCGCTGTATGTGCTGAAGTTGGTGGCAAGCGTTTCATCAGAAACAAGTGCGTATTCACCATTTTCGTAACCCGGGCCAACCTGACCGGGGTAATAGCCCGCCCTAAGGCGATAAACACCTGCATCCAGCGTGGTGTCAATCTTTGCTGACACACACTGGTCTTGATCGTTGTGGTTGCCGTCATCATTGTCAATTATCAATGTGCCGGACAGGTCATATAGCCACAAGTACGGATCAGACGTTAGTTCCTCACAGGAACTGTTGGAGTTACCGTAGATGACAACACTGGTATTGTCCTGCGAAACTTCGAAATACCAGTCAGATTCCTCAGTAACTGTGTATGTAGCGGCTGCTGCGGGAACCGGGGCAAACCACGCTAGTGCAAAAACCCACACAAGCGCCGCTTTAGCCATTCTTTTGTAGGTTCTGCCTTTACGCAGCATAAAACACCTCGCCTACCACTAACACCTAGTATTATTGTATCGTGGCGAGGACTTGCCAAAAGCCAGTCAGATGGTATAATAAGAAACATGCCTATGTATGATTACAAATGTGAGACCTGTGGGGTCTATGAAGTGTTCCAGAAATTTTCTGAAGACACTTTGACAGAGTGTCGCAAGTGTGGCGCTGGTGTAAAGAAAGTTTTGACAGTTCCCGGTGTCTCAGGATTCCAAAACGTTCCCAACACAGTTTCCCCAACCTACCGACCCGACCGTTCCGCTTTCTGGAACAGCGCACAACAGGAGTGACATGGGACGCCTAACTTTTCTCACAGGCACCATGTCTTCAGGGAAGACCACCCATCTCTTACAGTCGCACTTCAACATCGAAGATGCTTTTCCCGGTCAAGTTCTACTCATCAACAAGAATGACAGATCAGGCGAGTCTGTGTGTAGTAACCGAATGGGCGGAATGAGTTTATCACATGGAATAAACGATGATACGAACATCGTTGATCTTGTTTCCAAATACGAACAAGAGACGGACAATAAGATTTCATACATTTTTGTAGACGAAGTACAGTTCTTCAGCACTGACCAGATTGAACAACTCGTGCACTTAGCAGACGTTCAAGACATTGATATCTTTGCTTACGGTCTCTTAACTTCGTACAAGGGCGAACTGTTTACGGCCAGCAAACGGCTGATTGAACTTTGCGACAGGATCGTACAAATCAGTAACGGTATGCGTTGCTGGTGCGGGGCACGGGCGACTCACAACGCCCTCTACTTGAGTGGTCGTAGTGCAAACACTGGGAGCGACACCATAGTAGACAACGCCGACAATATTGATTATCGTGTCATGTGTCGTAGACACTTCTTAGAGCATATTGGGAATCACTCAAAGAGAGACCTGAACGGTTAACTGCCCGTCACTCTCTGACAACACCTGTAGGTCAAGACCTTCAAATAAAATATTGGTGACCTGCATCATATCGTCTACAGCCAATTCTCGGTCTTCGTC